CATCCTTCTTAATCCTTTTAGTTAGCTGATAAAACTCTACTCATCTACACCGACAAAAGTCACTGTCAGTCCAGTCGGCATTAGGCTTTCGCCATCCTTGCCTGTAATTTCTTTGCGCTCAAGTCCAATTCCGTGCAACTTAGCCTTGCCCATTGTTGCTGCAATCATTGCTTGCGCGGCTTCTTGATCTGTCGCCATGACTCTTGCTTCTTCAAGCTCCTTGGTCAGGGAGTCAATTGTGATCGCGTTCCTCTCAGCGCTAATAGCCCTTAGTTCATCTAGCCTTGCCGTTATCTTGCCGTTTTCCATTAGCTCTTTAGCTTTGCGATTAACGGTTGTACTCTTCATCTTTTCATAATCATACGCATGACGATAAGCTTCAGAAGCATTGCCGCACTCTATGTATTTATTTACAAATGACTCTTGCTTTACAGTTAACGACATTCTTTACTAACTATTATGATTAGCATTGCACGCAGTAATTGATTGCTTACTTTCCATCTTCGATTCTATTCTGTCTAATTGTTTGATTAATCGACTCATCGCTTCACCGAAGTCATGTTTAGTCACGTAGTTCTCGCGCGTGTGCTGTAGTTCTTTGTCCATATCATCAAGCTTTAAGGATAAATCTTTGATCTTTTCATCAGTCGACTTCTTATGCTCGTTAATTATTCTTGCGCTGAGTGCTGTTATTGCACCCAATACAGTCAGTGCGATAGCTACCAAGGTCGGTTCGGTCAGTGTCATTTTATTTGCTTCCATTTATTGACGTACGCTCTATATATGATTTCAGAAGTCCTCGTAGACCATAGATCACTACGACCATTCCGATTACGATAGCGATATACCACTCCGGCATTGATTCTATGGCTATAAAACCATCTTTGATTGTCTGCTGATAGCCTGGTACAAAGGCCAGGATGACTGGTAATATGAAAACAATTAGAATGAATTCATCTTTCCAGCTATTTTGCATGTTTTTCTGTGATTGCTTATCCAGGTCATAGTCTTGTGCTTGACCTGTTTTTGCCAGTTCAATCGAAGCATTAGCCCTGGCAACATTAGCCTCATGCTCAAGCTTATCAATCTCGAAATTTTGTTTCGCCTTGATCGTCTTGCGCTTTTGCCATTCATTGACGGGTGTCATGACAGCACCAACTAATCCGCTCACTGCGCTTGCTATTAAAGTCCACATATCACATTTCGTCAGGCAAAAAAAAAGCCAAGACCTTAATAAGCTTAGCTTTGACAATACTGTTAATTACACTATATCAGTTAAAAAGCGGACATTCCATCTTTTTTGTTACTAATAGTAATATTTTTTAGATAAGAGTTACGATACTTACATGGTGATGTTATACTGAGAGCCGTACTACCAATCAACCACAGGGCAGGGAAGCTCCACAACCAAGGAGAATCAGATGGCTCTATCAGGAACAGAACGAAGCAGGAGATGTCGCGCAAAACAGGCGGCTTATGTAGCGGAACACCGCGCAAGAAAAGCGGCTTTAGCTTTCTCGACTGAATATTTAAAGGGCATTAGTATAGCAACGCCTGAGCAGTTTATAGAAGCCAAGGCGGTCGAGTTTGAAGATAAACATGGCGTATTTTTAATGGCATTCCATGACTCTCTAACTAATGAGTTTTACACTCAGCTAAAGGAATATTCACCAGAAGCTGGCTCGTCATTGTATGTTATCAACGAATTACTAAAGGCATGGACTATGGGGGGAAAGAAATACAAGGTAATTAAAGCATCGATGTAATGATCGTTTCCCTGCTCCCAGGAAGTCGTTAAATGGATCACATATACTTTAAGACGGTTTCCTCTGCGATCTCATTGTATCGCCTGCACTGTCGCTCGCTCACGCCCATTAGATCAGCGATTTTATCTAATGACATCTCTCGCTCATATCTCAGCTCGATGTACGTGTACGCCTTATACTCCCTCATTCTCATGCTATCTATCGCAGAAGACACGGCTCGCATTAACTTTAAAAAGGCCACGTCCGTCATCGTTACTCCCGCAGGGACTCTTGAACAGGGTAATGATGCCCCTACCCTTTCACCGCCCGATGAGACTGTCGGATAACCATTCCCTGTCTTTTCTCTTTCGTGGTCGTAGTACGCCACGATTGCTGAATGTGCGTCCTCGTTAGCCATTGATTATCAAGTCTCGGTTCTTTTTAGCTCTTTTGCCCACCTGACTAGCATAATGACTATCCATCAGCTCTCTTGCTGCGATTTCATAATCATGATCGGCGATGGCCTTGTGCATCCGCTTAAATTTCTTTAATCTTGCTATGCCCAAGTTGAATGACATATCGATCAGCGCGTCTATCCGGTTTTGCGTGAGAGTTTTGTACGCAGGAAACGCAGAGAACAGCTCATCTTGAGCGACACCCAAGTCAATATCCAAAAGAGCAATAGCAATCTTCTTAGGGATGCCGTTATCTTCGATATTATGACCGTAGCCGATCGTCAACTTCCCTGCTGGACAGAGATATGGCTTCAATCTCAGTCCCTCGCTCTCTTTTACATGTTGCTTTAGTTTTTCGCTTATCATTCATCGCTCCCAGGTATTTATCTAATCTGTAAATAATCGTAGCCCACACTGCGAACAGCGATAGGGACGCTAACTTCAATAAAATATCCATCATTTTCTGTGTCTTGTCGCTCGTCTGTTTTTTGATACGGTGCGGACCATAGATTGATCGGCGGTAACGTGAATTCTGGCCAGCTAATCATCTCTTTCATCCTTTGGAGTAAAACGATATGTCTTACGACCTAATCTATCTTTAATCAGCTCAAGCTCTTGAGTATCAAAAGTAACTTTATCAAAATTGCTATTGAACCGCTTTTTATCAGTGATTCGAGAAGCATCGCCCTTCCCGCCATCACTCATCGTTTAAAGTCTCTTCTATCAACTTTGCATAGCCAATAATATCCGTCCATTCAGGGAATGGTTCTATATCATAGCTCGTCTTTTTAGACCACCTTAATGCTCTGTGATAGCATGTATTACAGAGCTTTCCTTGCTTTCGCCATTTTACTGAATCCACCCTTGAACAGACTAAGCATAAATTCTTCCTTTCACTTGTTCGCTTCGCATGAAGATTCCCCTTGTAAAATATATCATCAAATTCTCTAGCGCCATACTTACTCCATCGTTTGTGAGATGTATTTACGCTGACCCCTAACTTATTTGCCCACTGCGCAATGGTTAGATTTATACCGTTATGCTCTATGAGTACGTTATTAGCTTTATTATTTTGCTGAATCTCCATTGTTACCCATCTACAATTGCGGGGAGAATAATTCCCATCACCATTGACCCTATCAATAGTAAGCCCTACAGCATATCCGTTCTCAATAGCCCAGCTATGGAACGCATCGTAATCATCAGCCCAGTCCTTGCAGACAGATATTCCACGACCGCCATACCTATCCCAAGAATCGTCTTTTTCGTCAAAACACCTTCTACGCATATTTCTCCACGCATAATATATTCCAGTTCCAGACTTGTTAATCCACTTCCGAGAGAACGCCATTTTTAACCACCATTTCAATTACCTTGCTGTCAGTGCAGCCGTTTGTAGTCATCATAGAATTCATTACTAGCGTTGCATACCCCGCTATATCCCTAAAGTTTTCGATATATTCAGGATCGCCGTTGATTATTCTCGCCATCTTATGCGCAATCATCTCCAAAGCTTCGGCTTTATCTGCTGGTAATTCACTCCATCGACCATCCTGCATCGCAACTTTTATATTCTGCGATACACGGGCATTATCTTTAAATTCGCCATACCTCGACCCACGCTCAGCTAATACACTTTTGATTTCACTCATTTTGTAATTTCTTCTCCTTCTCTAGTAGTAGCGCATAGTAGTCAACCTGCGCTTGATGTAGCGCCAATTCTTTCTCAAGCCATTCGATTCTACTGTCATCACCCGTTAAATTATCAAAGCTTATTGCAGTCATCGTCTGTCTTTGTTATCTCTATAGCCCCTACGTAGCTCCATACTTTGGTCGCTCTGAAGTCGTAGATAAAGCTGTCGTTACTGTGTGCTGCATCACATAAACTCTTTGCCAGGTTATCCCAGTCAGGCGTTTGTTGATGCGGCGTCCCGTCCATTAGCGCCTTCTTTTTCTTGCTCCATGTGCGTGGCATTGGCATGTGAAACGTGACATGCGATCCGCTTTCTGGAATCTCAATTCCACACAGTCTCACATCATCAGCGAAAGCACGATACCGCATGACACAAGGTCGCTTATTCCACTTATCAGACCTGGTTTGGCGTGGTTTAGGAACCGGAGTAATTAGAAATCTTGTATTTAGTAACATTTAAAATAATTCCATTGCTAATAGTAACATTTAAACGAATATCTATCTAACACTAAAGCACATACTGGTTGCTAAAAATAACAATTATTCTTAATTTGTGATTAAATATAATCTCTTAGTTTTGCAGACAAGAATATGATAAATACGACAGAGACGTTAGCGACACGTCTAAAAACAGCTCGCAAAGCACTTGGGTACTCTCAAGATAAACTCGAAGAGCTATCCGGAGTCAATCGAAACTATATTGCTAAAATAGAGTGTGGCAACGTAGCAAATCCAGCCGAAAAATATATAAAAGAATTAGCCAGGGTCGTAAAGGTCAGTGCTGAGTTCTTAACGCACGGAATTATCAACACTGACACAATAGATTTTGAAGACAGGCGTATACTTATGCGTTTAAAGAGACTTCCAGAGCATAGGCGACAGAAATATAGAGATGCTATTAACGCACTGCTTGATACTGCTTAGCCCCTCAAAGGTTTACATAATTGAAAGGCTAATATTTGTTGTATTATATTGTTTTAAAAAGACAAGTTAATGATATATTCTCATACAAGTTAACAATAAATATTTTATACGAATCAAAACGGGATGTCATCATCAAAAGGCTCAGACTTTGCTGCTGTAGCCGGTGCGCTTGCTGCTGACACTCCGCCACCTTCTGACTTTTTGCCGATTAAATCAACGATATTGGCATTCAGCTCTAAACTGGTCTTAGTCGTGCCATCGCTTGCCTGGTATTCTCTCTGAGATAATTCGCCAGAGACAAATACCTGCTGCCCTTTTTTCAGATAATCCTGTAGCTTACCTTCGGCGCGTTTACCCCATAGTGCCACTCGAATCCACAGTGTCGTCTGTTTGTCACCAAAGCCTATATTATTGGCTACAGTGACATTCAATACTGTCTGGCCATTTGGGATAGTTCTGACTTCGGCATCCCGACCGACTGTGCCTGTAAAACTGAATACATTACTCATGCTGTTACTCCTAAGTTAAAGTGTCTGTTTTTAATGTCATTTTCCTGCATTATCGCTCGGACTGTTTTATCATTCAGTGGCGGATGGTCTCCCACAGGGGTGTTAGTGGATAACCTCGCCGATCTTTTAAGCTTTCTCATCGCAGACTTCAGAAACCGATCACACTGACTCGCATTTTCAGACGGCAATAACACGCGATAATCGCCCTTAAATCCAGACAAGTACTTACCCTCTTCGAGTAAAGTGCTTCTACAATATTCAATGGCGTTTAACTCAAAAAGAGCCACCCTGCTAAAGTCGTCCCGAGTACCCACAATAGGATATTCGATTTCCAGAAACTTTCTCACTTCACTGCCTTTGAAGACAGCGCCAAACTCAAGCGACCCCTGCGAGTTCAAGTATCCGAATAAGTCTTCGCCTCTGTTCTTTGTGTATTTATCCATGAGTAATCACCGCTGTACCTCTGCCGAATGTCGGTCTGAAATCACCGAAGCCACCGCGAATCGCTGCGAACTCTATAATCCTGGTTAAATCTTGTTTATCCATCAGACTGGCATCGAATTCTAAATCGAAAGAAAATTCCCATTCGTGAAAAATAGGCATCGTTTTCGCAATACGCACCTGGCCTTGCGGTAATATCATCTTATGTCTAAAGAAATCATTACCGACAATATCATCGGGTGACTTTACCTGAGCTGAATTCTTGTACTTGAGAGAGGCTTTATCCTGAATCGGGAAGACTGACGCTCTTATGTCAGCTTTCGGTATTTTCGCAACTTTATTAGACACCTTGCAGATTGCCGCCATTATCCAGCGGGCAGGAATATAGACACCTAATTCGTCATCCCAATAAAGAGCGCTCTGAACTTCTAAATCCGCTAACTCTAGGTAATCCTCATCAGTTCTACGAGTTTTCTTCGCATTAATTTCAGACATTCTCCGCGAGAACTTATTGAACCGGTCAACCGTTTGTGGGTTTTTGATGATAAGCGGTGATACCCCTGTGATCTGGATGTTCGCTGTTTTTATAGCCATTTTTTGGTCTCTCAAGATTAAATTCAACCTGGGTTTAGGTTGGAGTTTGGGTCAAATATTGCCCGCTAAACTCACTCGAAGAATGAATTTAACGCGTATATTTGCTTTGCATTGCTATGCCTTGCGATGATTTGCATTGGTTTGGTTTGCGTTGCTCTACATCTGAATCTAAATAGACTCGCTAAACTTACTTTAGAAATAAGCTTAACGCGTGTATTTGCTTTGTCCTGCACTGCATATATCTGAATCTAAATAGACTCGCTAAGCTCACTCGAAAATGAACTTAACGCGTGTATTTGCCCTGCCATGCGATACCTTGCGATGCCGTGCAATGGTTTGCGTTGCTCTACATCTGAATCTAAATAGACTCGATAAACTTACTCAAGGAATAAGCTTAACGCGTATATTTGCTTTGCATTGCCTTGCTTTGCATTGCCTTGCGATGCTTTACTATGCTATGAATTGCATTGCTCTGCTATGCTCTACATCTGAATCTAAATAGACTCGCTAAACCCACTCGAAAATGGGCTTAACGCGTATATTTGCCTTGCCTTGCAGTGCATTGCCCTGCAGTGCATTGCCCTGCCCTGCCTTGCATAAAAAAAGCCAAACTCCTACTTGTGGTGGCGTCGGCCTGAGATGGGCCTCACAAAGTAGAAATTCAGCTTTTTTTAAACTCTCAGTTATAAGTCGCCACAACTTTAGATTAATTCTACCACAAATAGGAACATAATTCCCTGTATTATTACTATCAGCAACTAACTCAATTTGAGAAGTGTACTGACCACTTTATCCATCTGCGTCTTTTTTTGTACTGACATGCGCGAGAGAAAGATATGTCTTCTCCCAGCCTTTGTTTTCATGGCGCATATCTCTCTTTTGAAAACATTGCGCCAGGCACTTCCTGTCCTGCCGTGAAGTTCATATGCTAGACTAGCATTGATAATCGTCTCTCTTACGTTGTGCGTTGCGTCATTCATCGCCATTCCAAATAATTGTAATTAAGCCCTGCTCTAGGGCTTGGTTAATCGTATACAGAGCTTCCTCAGACTGGTTAATCCCAGCTCGCTTTTCAAACGCTCTACCCCCCATACTGTGTAATAATGA